CACTAGTGGTGAAATGGGTGGCGGCTTCGGTGGCGGATTGAGGCTACCTGAAAACATGAATAAAGCAGTGACAATCCCAGTTGCATCAAAGTGCAGGCTGCTTTCAGTTTCACAAAAGCTCCGCTTTTCATAGACAAACTAATATTGTTTTTAAATTTCAGACGGCTGAATACAGCCAAAAGCTCCTCTGAAAACCAGCCTTTATTTACCAACCTTGCAGACAGGAGACACACATGTCCGACAAACCCATTCTCTACGTTGTAACCAGCAATGCCGTTAAAGGTGCAAGCGGCCAGCCCACCGGCTTTTGGTTGTCCGAACTCACGCACCCCATGCACGAAACCGAAGCCGCCGGGCACCGAAGCGAAATCGCCGCCATCCGAGCCGGAGTCGCCCCCGTTGATGCCGACAGCCTGAATATGGATGACCCCGTGAACGCCCATTACTGGCAGCAAACTGACCTGCAACAACGTTTGCAAGCTGCGCCCGGGCTGGGCGGTCTGAACGGCGCGGACTATTCCGCCATTCTGTTTACCGGCGGCTACGGTACGATGTGGGATTTCCGTGAAAGCCTTGACGCGCAACGCCTTATCCGCGAAGTGTACGAAAACGGCGGTATCGTTGCCGCCGTCTGCCACGGCCCTGCCGCGCTGGTGGACGCGAAACTTTCTAATGGCGAATATCTGGTCAGCGGCAAAAACGTTGCCGCTTTCACCAACGCCGAAGAAGAAGCAACGGGCGGAGCTAAAATCGTCCCCTTCCTGCTGGAAACCGCGCTCGTTGAACACGGCGCAAAACACCATGCCGCGCCGAACTGGGCGGAAAACGTGGTGGTGGACGGCCGTCTGATTACCGGTCAAAACCCGGCATCCGCCAAAGGCGTAGGGGTGGCGTTGGCAAAGGCATTGGGTTGATGAAGTATAGTGGATTAAAATAAAAATGAGACAAGGCAGCGAGCCGCAAGGCGTACGAATAGTACGTCAAGGCGAGCCAACGCCGTATCATTACAATTTTATCCACTATATTGAAAAAAGTAGCCTGCACTTTGAAATTTGAAGATACTGTAATCAGTGTCAATCACTTTACAAATCTTAACCGTTATTCAAAGCCTTTTGGTGCAGCTCCGCATCAAAAGGCTTATCTGTTTTAAGACAAACGTAGGCATACCGCAATATTTTACACATCATCATTACATATACCTGCTTCGGGTGCTTTCCACGCCCCACTTGGTAATCAAACCAACCGCGCCACAATTTGGAGCGCGTACAGGCTGCTCTGGCAGGCATGTAAAGGCTGGTACGCACCGACCTATTACCCATCTTCGAAACGCGCTGTAAACCGCTGTATTTGCCGCTATCGCGTATTACCGGGCTTAGTCCCAAATAGCTGATGAGGTGTTTGGCCGTTTGGAATTTATCCAGGTCAATCAGGACGGATAACAGGATTTGGGCGGTGCTCCGGCCAACACCGGGAATGGACTCTAACCGCTGCTGTTTTTGCCGCAAATCTTGGGTGTTGTCTATCACTTGCTGCATTTGGCGGCGGCATTGGTCTATCTGTGCCTGTAAGGTATCTATGAGCTGCTCTATGGACGGTCTGACACACTCATCGGCCACTTGCAGGCGGTTTTGTTCCTGCACGCAGATGGCCATCAACTGTTCTATTCGGCGGTGGATGTTCTTAAGCTGCCTTTGGCCGTCGCTTTCGGGCTGCCATGCCTGCGGTTGCTCTATACGGCAATAGTCGGCTATCAGCTTGGCATCCTGCTTGTCGGTTTTAACGCGCCTGAGCTGCATTTTGGCATAGGCTTTGATGGCAATGGGATTGACTACGCTGATTTTGATGTGGTGGCTGTAAAGATAGTGGGCAATGCCCAAATAATAGATGTTGGTAGATTCGCAACAGGCGTGGATTTGACTAGGATTGATTTTATGGCCGTGCAGATAGTCCAGCAATGCCCGATAGCCTACTGCATCGTTGGGTACGGTAATGTGCGGTGTTTGGGCGGTTACAGCGTCGATTTTGTCTTTGCTGATATCCAAACCTAAATAGATGGTCGTCATGGTACAAACCTTACGATTAGGGCTGGTGGCCCATGATACTGTTATGTTTAGGCAAAAAAAGAACCCTACGCACCAATCTTTGGACATGGCTTGTGGCCAATGCAGGTAATGCGGGTGTCGTACGGTTGGTTGATTTTAGCATGAACAAGCGGCAGCAAGCTATCCAAACCAATGATAGAAAACGAACATTATCAGGCAAATACCCCATGAAATCATCAAATCGGCAGAAAAGCGTCTCAAAAAACACCGCATCCCTTTTGAAAAACGGGCATCGAGAGAAGATACAAAAAGCCCCGAGCAGAAAAACAAAACGCTGAACAATGCAACCGTGATTATCCTGACATCCTGCACAAGGCTTAATATCCTTGTTGCGCATAAGGCCAACAAAAACATCACATAAAAAACAGCTCTTTCAGAAACATACTTTAGCATCATTCATCCTTATCACTGGATATTGGCCACATCTTTTGAATCGCCGTTGCTCAAGCTGGGCAGGGGCTGGCCGCCCATCTGTGCAACCTGTGCGGTACTACCATCATAACCGTTGCTTTCAGGCTGCACGGCCTGCTGTGTCGCTTGCTCCTGCCGTTTATAAGGATTGAACGGCAAGCCGTCGGCCACATAGCTTTCACATAGTTTCTGAGGAATTTCACGGATTTTCGTGCCTTGCTCGGAATAACAGGTACAGACCTTTTGCGTGTTGATGATACAGCCGACAGGCCACTCCATCGCCTGCACCTGCCTTTGGCCGTCATAAAGCGGTTTGGTTTCCGGTCGTTCGGCCATACGCGGTACAAAGTCTTCAGGTTTCGCGCCCAATGTGTTTTCCGGCTGGCTCATGTTGCTGTTAGTGCCTAATTGCTGACCCATATCGCCATCTGTTGCAGCAGGTGCACTAGCGGCCGCAGCTTCAACCACTTTATCTTTGCTCGCCATATTTTTCAGCAGTGAATAACTGAAATAAAGGGCAATGGGCATGATAAGCAACACAATGGGCAGCACAAAAACCCACTTGGTGACCTTGGTCTTGTTTTCCGTATGCACTTCGGCGGATTTGTAGTAGTCAAGGACTTTCTTATCAATCCTATGAAGCTTTGCAAAGGCATCTTTGGCTTGTGTGAGCGGATTGTTGGCACAGTATTTCCACTCAAGGAGTGTACGAATACCAAGTTTGTTTTGGGCAACATGCAAATGCTTATTGACCAAACCGCGCAGATTGACATCGATATTTTTCGGGTTCTGAGTCAGAACAAAAATATCTACGCCTAAATGGCGGTGGGTATTCAGCCATGCGACATTAGGCGGTACTTGGCTTCCGTTAGAGCGTGCCGGCCATACGTCCTGCGCTTCGTCGACAATCACCACAGAACCATAATTTTCAGGTTGCTTAATCCATTTATAAATGTCATGAAACGATAGTTTCTCATCGGTGCTCTCCACCTGCTCCGAAGCAATGCTGGAAACATCAATCGTCGGCATATCGGGAATATTAAGCTCTTTGATGTTGGTAAAGATTTTGCGCAGTTTGCCGTCTGCATTCTTAAACATAGGGTCATTAACGAGCATATGCACCATATGCGCTGTTTTGCCTGCTCCGGGCGTGCCTGTAATCAACACGATTTCTGCCATTGCTCACTCCTATTTTTTGCCTATCCGGCTGGTCAGCTTGGTTACGCCCGCCATGGCGACATAAAACGTCAGACCGCCCAAAACGATATTAAGTGCCTTTCCACCGCCTGCAATATAAAAAATCTGCAATGCGTCCTGTGGTGCGCCCGTGATGTTCGATGTGATTTGATTCTTAAAGTCGGCCAGCAGGTTTTCAATGCCTTTATAAGTCACCAGGGTAATGCCTAGGGCCACGAGCAACTGTGCGATGATGCCACGGGTCAGGTTGCCCAATGCGGGGATTAAAGCAGCCAAAAATTTCATGATGCGTTTCCTTTAAACACACAACCGAACAACGATTACAGCATCCGAACGGTTATGCAGGGGCTAGCCCCTGCACCCCAGTCTCACTTGCGACGCCGCACGGGCAGGCGGGCGGGCTTTGCCCTTTCTTCCTGCCCTACGGCAGAGTGTGGGGTCGTTTCCAGTCTATCAAGGGGGTATTCGTAAAGATGCTCCGCTTTGCTACTCATCTTTACAAAGCTTCCCCCTTGACAGCCTTCCAACTCCACGCAACCCGAAAATTACTGCTTAATCGACTTGGTTACCAAAACGGCCACTACCAACCAAGCAACAGCAATCAGCAACATTCTGAGCTTGACGGCAACAGCACAAATCCATTGGTAATCCAAAGCGAAGGATTTAGAACCGCTAAAAGGGATGCTCACTTCAAACTGAACGGGGGCAGGGCATACGCCGTTTTCAGGAAAGATAGTATCGGGCGAAAATTTCAAATCAATGACTTCTTCGGGTACGCTAAAACGGGGCTCCGATGCACTTTGCTTATCTTTCGGCACAGGGTCGCAAGCTAAGATATTCGGGTGTTTCTCACACAAATCTTTGGTGTCGCTCGGCTGCCTGCTTTTTTTCCCATCGTTATCGCTTTTTCCGTCTTTATCTGAGTCTTCTTTTTCTTTCTGAGGGGGCTTGGCGCGGGGGGCTTCGGGGCTGTCTGGCTTAAGGTCGGGTCGGGGGGTGATGGTCTCTCTCACTTTGCTTTTCACACCGGGGGCGCTTGGGTCATCGGAGGTTTCCCAACGGGCTTGCTCGGGTAAGCCTGTCTGTGGGTTGGTGTACGGGTCGGATTGGACAATCTGGCCGGGTAACAAATAAACTTCGGGCTTGCTTGCGCCGGGAATGTTGCCTTCTCCGTCGCCTGATGCGTTCACATACGGGGTAGGGTTCTTATCGGCTTCGGGCAGTATGATGTCGTCAAATTCGGATTGGGTGATGGCGCGGTTTTTGTTTTCCACAGTGCGAAGAATTACATACCAAAACAATCCACGATTCGGCTCGTCGTTTCGCGTGCCAAAACACCATCCGTTGTTGCCATCGCCTTCTGCTTCGACAAAGGTGTAATTCTCAACTTCCTGCGATTGGCAAATGGACGTATAGACGGACTTGACCACGTCGGGCATTTTGCGCCCGTAAGAAGATATGCCGCCGCAGGGCTTATAACCGTAATTTTTTTCAGGGTCTCTACCGTACTTTTGAGCATCAAAGCTAGAGCTGCATTCGACGGTGTATTCCTGCGGATTGACAAAGTCGCCTTCTTTGTCATCCCATTTGTAGCCTTTTTCGGCAAGCTTATCAGCTACAAGGTTGAAAGCTGCCGTTAAAACAGCTTGGGCAACAATCGTCTTGACAATGCCGCCGGGCGTAAATCCTGCACCTTTAGCAATCAGGCTGCCACCCTTTCGGGCATTGGCCAGCAGGTTTTGCATGACGGTGCGCTTGGCGACGGTTTGGGTGACTCTGCCGCGCACTACCGCGTTAGAAACCGCGCCTGTAGAACCCTGAAACTTTGCTGCCAAATCCTGCCTTGCCCGCCAATGTGCCGCTCCTTTTGCGCGTTCGTCATGAGTGGCCGCCCAATCGACATCGCCGACAAAGGTTTTACCGCGATGGTTGCCAACACGACGCAATACTACTTCCCCATTCTCAAAATCATATAAATGTTGCGGAGCAGGAGCGGCAACGGCATCACTCATCATCAGACAATGAAGGAACAAAATAAGTACGGCAACATTCGCCAGTCGTACTCCCTGACCAATCGCTCTTTTCAAAGCACAAATAAAAACGTGAAAGGTCGGGACACCAAATTTCCCACTTGTCATCATTTATTTTCCTGTGCATAAAATATTCAAAAAATCCAATCAAATCACGGAAGTTTTGATTTTTTTTCATTGGTTTAAAATGTTGCGAAGTTAAAAAATCGGCAAGCTCCAAATGCAAAATGTTAGACATCGGCATGCCGTAATATTTGCTGCCCCGCTGATATTTGTACAACGCCAACTGCTCTTCAGTAATAAAAGGCTTCATTTTCAGTTCCTTGCTGTCGTTAAAAGCCCTAATTTACCATTCCGCTAAAAAAACATCAAAAACACCGCCACCATTGCCGAACACGCAAAACCGAACAAAAACCAAAAATCAATTATCATCTCCAGCCCCTACCGAAGTTAAACCTTTGATTAAATGGATAACCGACCTGAAACCAAAAATAACCGCAGCCAAAACAATCAGCAAAGAGCCGTATTGCATACCCGACTGCATTTGTGCCATCTCATCACAAGGCGGATGACTGAGCTGTATTTTCTGATTCTGCAAATACCAACCGTCGGATTTGCGAATCGGACGGATAAGCTGCCCGTCTGCCGTTAAAGTAGGGGGCTGCTGCGAAAGTATTAAATCATCGGCATCAAGCTGTGTTGCCACGCATTGACTACCCACACGATACGACATACACCCCCCTTTTTTGATTATTTAATTGTGCGAATCATGCCCCAAGCGAGCTTGAAGCCTTGAATTGCCACAATCACGGTAATAGATGCCATACCAATAGCAGACACTACACCGATAAATGCACCAATACCTGCGGCAACTTTTTCGCCGATAGCGCCCAATGCATCCTCTGCATGGGCATTAACAGCCAATGCCATCAGACCTGTTCCCACCGCCAATTTGGCGGCATTTGCTTTTTTCATGATGTTCATGATTTTCTCCAATAAAAATGGGCGTGATATGAATCAGTTATTTGCCGACACGCCCGACACGGCAAATTTATCAGCCGAATACAAGCCACATAGCAAATAAAAACAGCAAAAGGCAGAAAATAAAACCAATGGCGAGATGCGTAAAAGTCAGTTTCATAACATCCCCCATCAAGCTTTAGACACATCAGACTTGACCAAATCGGCTTTCAAAAAATCCAGCCGGGTAACGACTTTGATTTCATTCTTGCCTTTGATTTGGGTTTCCCATTCGACATTGACATCTACAGGCAGCTTGCCGCGCAGATGCTCTAACTTCACATGATCGGCTTCAGAGCCGAACTCCAATTCGACAACATCAACACCGAATTCATTTGCTGATTTGTCATATACCTTCGCTTCTACATAAATGCGGGTATAGTCATAAGTTTGGCCGTTCTCGGTTTGACCTTTATTCCACTTAACTTTGCGTAATTGCGTTTTCATTGCACTTTTCCTTAATAAAATGATGGTTTAAAGTAAATCGACATATTGAGCATACCAACTGTTGTTAAACGCTTTTTCCATTCTGTATAGCTTCGCTTGCTCTTCCAATTTGTCCATGCGTTTTTGATACTTGGCTCTTTGCTCCCTTTCGTCTATCTCCTGCATATAACGGTAAATTTCAATGTTGTAGTGCTGTGCAACCTCCTTCATTTGATGGATATATTTAATATTGGCCTCCCTGCAATCAGCCTTATCCGCCCCTAAGCGTTTAGGCTGCTTCACTTTGCCCCCTTTAAGTAATTTAACTATTTCAGTATCGTCAAAGCCTAACCACTCCATAAGGTTGATGCAGGGGCTGGAGGATTGGCTTGCGTACTTTACAACGTGTTCTAAATTAATCTCTTGGGTCTTTTTTACCCGCTCCGCCTTTGCGGGACAGTCCCGATATTGCTCAAACAATTCTTGGCATATCGGATAGGCTGCCGTGAGATAACCGCCCGCGTTGATAAGGATGTCGTGGGGTATGATGTAATCGCGATTGCGGAGCTGCAATTCGAAGCGTACCCATCGGCTTGTGTTGTCGCCCTGCTCGCAACCCTTGTCGTACACACGGACAAGGCGGGAACTGTTGGGCGTGCCGACGTAAAAGGTTTTGCCGGTGCGTTTGTCGTCCAGCCAGTCATAGCCGTGCAATCGGGCGCGCGGTCTTTGGCCGCGGTTGTCAAATCCACCCTGCTGCCATGACTGATAGGCTTGGTCGGGCGTGTATTGGCCGTCAAAAAAATCATGGGCGAGGTCGCAACGTGTGATTTTGGCAAACGGTGCGAATACATCCAGCCAGTTGTATAGGCGGGTTTCCCAGCCGTCGATAGCGGCCGTTAATCCGTCGCCGTACAAATGCACCATGATGCTGTCTTTTTGATTGCTGCCGCCAAAGGCGACAACGCCGTATTTGGTCGTGTGAGACCCCATGACAAAGCTGTATTTGTAGCCGTTGATGCCGTTTTTTTGTTCGGATATGCCGAAACCAAACAGGGTGTGCATGGTCGATGAGAGTTTTTCGGCCAACTCGCGGACGTTTTCAGGATGTTTGTCGTCCAGCGGTGTTTCGTGGTCGATTAAGACTTCTTTCGTGAATGTAAATGTGAGTGTGTCGATATGGGCTGCGGTATTGCTGCCTTGACGTAAAGGTATTTCCTTTGCCTTGCCGTTCACGACGACAATTTGCGTTGTCCGTTCGGATACAGTGCCTACGCCAGTTTGTCCCCCCGTGTTACTAGCGAGGGGCAGGTGCGCCGCTTCGGTCGCTGTCGTGTCGCCCCTGCCCGCTCCCGACTCGGCGCACCTGCCCATACGCAAATAACCGCGTTGGGCATCTGCTTTGCGGGAATAGCTTTTGACAAATTGGCCGTTCACAATCAGGTCGTATCTGCCTTCTGCGTTTTTGACGATTTCGTAGTTTTGATTAGACATAACAAAAGCCCCAACTTGAAAAAGATGGGGCTCAACCAGCCTTACGACTACATAATGAGTCTGGCTCAAAGATACTTGTCAGGATTCTGCCCCACTTGGGGCGAATATATAAGTGCAGGCTGCTTTTTTGCTTTCAGACGGCTTCTTCCCCTTCATCCCGCCATCACCCGAAACGTCAGATTAATCCGCGGCTCTTGGATGCGGGTGCTTTTCAGGATGGTGTGCAGCCAGTGTTTCT